CAGGGTGTTCTTGAAGAAAGCTATCGACGCTTCTCTCTCTGTGGCGCTGTTGGCCATGAGAGGGTTCTGCGGGTCGTCCACAATGATTACATCTCCACCTTCACCGGTTAATCGGCCGCCGACGCTGGTCGAGAACATCATTCCGTGGTGGTCGTTCTTGAACTCGTCCTGCCTGTCGACGTCGTCCTTGATTTTGAACCGGTCTCCCCAGTTTTTCTGGTACCATGGGCTCCTGATGATATCTCTGCAGAGTACGTTGTGCTTCCTGGATAAGCTGTCACTGTACGAAACCTTTATGAAGCGCTTTGTCGGTTTCTTGATCCATGACCAGGCCGGGTAGCACACTGTTGTTTGTATGGACTTCATGTGCCGTGGCGGGATGTTGATTATAAGCCTCAATATCTCGCTGTTATCCACCGCCTGGAGATACTCGCTTATTAAATCGATGTGCCAGTTCTCTACATACGGTGTGCCTGGTTCGATAACATGCCACGCTTGTTTGATGAACTCTGAAAGGTTGCGCTCCGCCTTTTCCTTCAGGATCGCTTCCCGCAGAGCGTTAACATCAAACATCGGGCTCTGAATGTAGTTTTTCCAGTAGCTGTTCAAGCTCCGACAGCTCCTCGTCAGTTAAGCGGGAAAGGTCCAGGTTCATCTGATTTTTAACCGTGACTTCTCCCTGGTGAATGACCTTTGCTTCTCCGCTTATCTGTCTGTTTTCGGTGGATTCGCCGCGGCTCAATCTTTCGATTTTCACTCCGACATCGACCAGGCGCACGAGGTCGGCTGCGGTTATCTCCTCTTCCGGCATGGTCAGCAGCCTTTTGGCTGCCTTGGTGATCATCTGCGAGGCCAGCAGTGCATGGTTCTTCCGCATTTTGATGATCTCTGCTTCATTCTGCTCTCTGGCCAGCTCTTCCAGGTAGGCGTCATATGCGGCCGCTCGTTCTACCCAGTTGTTTTTCGCGCTTAACTTCTTTAAGTGGTCCAGGGAGAAGCCTATTTCCTTGGCCAGCTTCGGAAGGCTGCGCGTCCGGATTGGTCTGTCCGCCGTGTTCATGTCCCGGTATGCACAGAACTTTTGATATTCCCTGGGTGTTTCCCCTGGGATCCGCTCCCAAGGATAGATGTTCTCTTTGCGTTTCCCCATGCTGCTACCTCCTTTCCTGAATATTAAAAGGCAGGTCCTTGTTGCGACCTGCCGTTATCTCCTGAATATTTTGTTTATTGTGCGGATTAATCGGGTGAATGCGCACCTTGCTTTAAATATCAATATTCTGTACCCCCCCCGCAAGGCCATTGAGCTTGTCGTTTTCCTGCTTCAGCTGCATGTATGTCAGCTCCTGGCCGTTTCGCAGGCAGGTCACTCCGATATTTCCTGTGAAGCGCACATACCGGTTGATGATTACATCGCAGTATCTTGGGTCCAGTTCTACCATGTTGCATCGCCTGCCAGTCATTTCGGCCCCGATCAGGGTGCTGCCACTGCCTCCGAAGAAATCAAGCACCAGGTCTCCTGGCTTACTGCTGTTGTCTATGGCCCTGATTGCGAGCTCTACCGGCTTTTGTGTCGGGTGCTCTGTGCCGGTTTCTCTGGCCACTTCCCAGACGGTTGACGCTTTGCTCTCCGGATACAGGCAGACGCTCTTGCCTTCGCTTAAGCGTATATACCTGATTTTCTTGCCCTTTGGCGGCTTGTCATTGATGAATACCTTTCCTCCGGCTCCGTCGGTCAATACGACGCCTCCTGTGAGAACCGTTGCCATGTGGTTACTGTCCCGGAGGACTACCTTCCAGGTTGTCCTTTGGGATCTGTCTCCGTAGAAGTGAGCGCTCTGGCCTGCCTTCTCTGCATAGAAGCACGGTTCATGCGCCCATTGGTAGTCTGCATGGCCCAGTACCGGTGCGTTCTTTACCCAGATGATGTATTGCTTTTCGATGAGGCCTGCAGCTGTCATGGCGTCCTCAAAGTCTCGCCTGGTGCTGCTGGCGTGCCAGATATAAAAGGCTGCGTCCGGATCCGTGAACTCCACATAGTTCTTGAATGCCGGTATCAGAAGGTCAGCCATTAAATCATCGCCGGTAAGGTCGTCATTCTTGATCATGTCAAACTTGCCGCTCTGGGTCTCGTAGCTTACGCCGTATGGCGGGTCCGTGTTGACCATCTGGCCCTTTTCTCCGGCCATCAGTTTTTCGATGGTCTCCCGGTCGGTTGCGCTGCCGCATATCAGTTTATGTGGTCCAAGGAACCAGATATCTCCGGCCTTGGTCATTGGTATGTTTTTGGTCTCCGGTACATCGTCGGCCTTGTCGTCCACCGTGTCGTCTGCTCCTTCCAGAGCTGCTATGATGGCCGCCAGGTCCTCCTCGGTGTAACCGGTCAGCTCCACCGGTACCTCGCCGGTGTCCATATCGTTGATTAAATCGACCAGCATTCCTGTGTCGATGGTTGAGAGCTCTGCCAGTCTGTTGTCTGCTATAAGGTCCGCCCATTCCTCGGCCTCGCTGGCGTAGTCCTGGTAATCTACCGGGATGTATTCGCTCTTGATGTGAAGTGCTGCCAGGCGTCGGCCGTGTCCTTTGACAATGAAGCCGCTCCTCTTTGAAATGGTGACCGCCGCTCTCCATCCGTTTGCTTTGATGATGTTCCCCAGCAGCTCTATTTGAGCTTGGCTGTGCTGGTTCGGGTTCTTGGGGTTCGGGATTGCCTTCTCAATCGGAATGATATCATCATGAGCACAGAAAACCGGAATTCCATCCGGTGTTACTGCTCTCGGTGTTGCCTCGGTTGAGTAGTCAATCTCGATGAAGGTATTTGTTGCCTTTTTCTTGGCCATATTTCCACTCCTCCACGCTATCATTTTATTATAATAAAAGTGCCGCCACAGTGCCCAATTTGTGCCCCGTGCTGGTATGGTTTTTGCACCATACTTTTTCAGTAAAGTTTCAGGCTGTCAATGCCAAAAATCAAGGCAGAGAGAGGCTTTATCGCCGCGTTGATGTTCTTGTAAACTGTGCGCCTTTCGATGTTTTCTTCCTCGGCGATTTGCTCGGCTGTTTTTCGTTCCTCGTTTATGTAAGTCTTCATGATGATCCTGTAGCACCTCATCTCGTCCTCCCTGCCTGATTGCTCGCAGGCTATTCTGTAATACTTCAGCATTTCGTCGATGTGTTGCAGTATGATAAAGGTCCTCTGTTGGCTCCTCTTTATGCTTTCGATGTATAGGTTATCATCGAAGCTGAACTCGTCCAAACCGTCTAATATATCTATTGCGCTTTCCTTTGCCTGCTTGGCGTTGAACACGGCGCCCTGGACATGTTGCTTCAGCATTCTGTAGTTCTTAAGCAGTAATCGGGTATTGCGCAGTCGTCGGTCATACCTCCCTTTCCTCTGCGCCTTCTTTTCCTCGATTAAGTATTCCATTGCTGCCTTGGTTCCTGCCTCTATCCCTTTTTGAAGAGCTATTTCTAATACTCTTGTGCTTAAGCAGGCAAAGCTCATGCCTGCTATGCCCATTGACTCCTTGCTGTTCATCGCCATACTACCCTCTCCTCTCTAAAATGGTAAATCCTCATCGCTATCCACCGGTATGAAGCTATCCTCCGTATAATAATCTCTGTCGTCTTCCTGGTATCCGCTCGCTGCCGCGCTGTTTTGTGGCTTACTGTCACAGAACTCTATTTCCTCTGCCCAGAACTCTGTAATTTTGCGCTTCTTGCCTTGGTCGTCCTCTATTAGCCTTGTCCTAACTGTGGCCACTACGAGGATCTTGCGCCCTTTGGTCAGGTATTTCGCTGCAAATTCGGCCTTGTGCCTCCATGCCACGATGGTTGGCCAGTCGGTGCCTCCTTCTCCGTCCTTTGGCTTGGGTCTGTCTACGGCAAGGTTGAAGGTGCAGACCGCTATCCCGCTGGTGGTGTATCGGAGCTCCGGATCGGCGCCCAGGCGCCCTGTGAATATTGCTTTGTTCATGCTATGCATCTCCTCTCTAAAATCTTGTTTATCGTTTCTTCCGGTATGTAAAGGATCGGAATGTTCAGGCTCTTGGCCAGCTTTATTTCTCCTCTCATACCTTCCGTTGGTGTACCAAATACCCAGAGCTCGTCACATCTCTTCAGGATCTGCAGGCCCATTTCCATGCCGGCGGCTCTTTCCTCCGGGATCCTGTCGTCCAGGTAGGATGAAAAATAAAGGTGTGGGGCGATTGGTATCACTCCGGACTCTGCAGCTGCCTGGCAGTATGCTGCAGCTTTTTTGAGGTTGCCTTCTATGTCTCCTCTCATCGCGCTGGCGATGTAAACCATGCGGCCGTCATTGGGCCTGTATGGGAGTGGCCTGTGGTTTGCACAGTGCCTGCCCGATGCTTTCTTGTAATAAGGGCATGTTCCTGGATATATGTCCTTGGTCTCTGCACCGACCTTGCAGTTTCCACAAAACTCAATCATCATCGGGCCATTCCTCCTTTCTTTTTAACGATTTCGATTATTCGCTTTCGCAGCTCCTCGTCTGCTTCTCCCTCTTGCCTTTCTGTCCCGACAAGGTCTGCCATGCTGTCCAGTGTATCTTTGGCCATTGGCCTGACTCCCTTTAGTACCTGGGCTGTGTCATAGGCCGCCATGTGCCACCAGAAAGCAAACTTGCGCATGAATTTCGGTGTCTTCCGGATCCTCCATCTCACTTTGAGCGAGTGAATAAAGCGCTTGGCGTTATAAATCAGTTTCTTCATCCGTGATTTCATCTGCTGCTTCCTCCTCTCTACGAAGTGGGCACCATGGTGGGCTGGTCCTTGCATATCTTCCTAAAACGTGCCGGTCTTCCTTCCTGCAGTAGTGCCGGTTCCCTCTCTTACCTTCAGGTGTTATTTCGCAATGCTCGCATTCTTTGCATTGCGGCACGTCGTTTCCTTTGTCCATCGGCATTCCTGCCGGCCACTCCTGGATGAGGTCCTCTCCCCACACCTCCTTTAAGTTATCCTTCAGGAATACCGGTATCTTTGCTACCCAGCAGGCCTTGACTATGTCCCTGATCCAGCTTTTCTCCGGTACCACCTTTTCTTTTTGGTTTCCTGTCTCTGCTCCGATGATTACCCATTTCACCTTTTGAAGGCCGTTATCCGGGCGTATGACGTCCGGGAATGGTGCGTGAATTGGTTCAATGCTTACAAATGTGTTTAGTTTTTCGTCCCAGAAGAATTCCGTTTCCGGTGTGGTCGCTGTGCTGCCGTACCAGAAGTTGTCGCCGGTCCGGAGTATGCCTTTTTCGGCCAGCTCCACATACCTGCGTGGGTTCTTTGTTAAAAACATGTAGGTGTGCCATGGTGCTGCATCACAGGCCCTGAATACTTCCTCGATCCAGCTGTCCGGTATCCAGGATCCGAATAAATCTCCCATGGATACTACAAAAATCTTGGCCGGTTTCTTCTTTTGTGCCGGCATTGGCAGGCGGTATTTGTGCATTATCGGCTCAAATCCCACCGGGTCCGGTATAACCTTGCCTACCTGGTTTTTAAATGGCTTGTCCAGGATATACAGACCATTCTCGTCTCTTTTCAGCTGGTCTGAACTCTTATTCAGCCTTACATCTCCGGAAAAGCGTCTTGCCTGCTTTGCTGCGTAGCAGTATGGGCAGCCGTGCCGGCAGCCTGTGACCGGGTTCCAGGTGAAATCACACCATTCTATCTTGCTCTTATTCATCATCTTTGGTCGCCTCCATTCCGGCCATACTCTTGAGAAGTTGAACATACCAGGTGTTTTCTATATCCTCACTGGTTATGTCTTTCAGGTCT